GTAGAAGGCATTTTGGACAATGCAGGATTTAATGACGCAACCCAAGACGAATACCAAGCCTGTGAAGCGGGCATTGTGGCTGCTTTACAATCTGTTAACAAAGTAATGAAAAGTCTTGGCATTAAGTTTGAGATTGTAGAGGTTGATTTAGTAGACACAACAGGCTGGATGATGGTTACCAAAGGCGCAACGCCTAAGCTGTTGGTTAAGCAACTAAAAGCGGCTTGACAAAAAATCGCCCGTTTGCTATAATAGCTGTATATTAACTAATAAGGAGCCTGTAATGTCAAACGCATTTGTTCGTATTAAGTCAGGTGCATATCGCACTACTGACGTTTCTGGTAAGGTGTTTCAATTGGTAGAACAATTTAAATCAGGTGTTAAAGGTGGGTACGTGACTGTTAAGAATGGCGGACAATTTCAGGGCTTCCCGGAAGACATTCGTGTCAAAGTCAATGGTGTTTCTGATTACGAATTTGTCACTGAAGGTGACGTAGCAGTAGCAGAGTGTATTGAAGCAGAAGTTGCTGCTACACAAACAGATGACGAGCGTATGGCTGAAATTGCTGAACGTTTTGAAATTCTTACTGAGATGACCAAGGCGGCTGTCAGCGGCGACATCCGTGCGATGATTGTGAGTGGTCCTCCTGGTGTGGGCAAGAGCTACGGCGTTGAGCAAGAAGTTGAGAAGGCCACGTTGTTTGACCAAATTGCAGGTAAGAGATTACGTGCAGAAGTCGTCAAAGGTAGTGCAACACCAATTGGCTTGTATCAAACACTGTACAAGTATTCGGATCCAAACTGTGTGGTTGTGTTTGACGATTGCGACAGCATTTTGCTCGACGATGTAAGTTTGAACTTGCTGAAAGGCGCCTTAGACTCAGGCAAGAAGCGTAAGATTTCGTGGTTGTCGGAGTCTAGTACTCTGCGCCGCGAAGGCATCCCAGATTCATTTAACTTTCACGGTTCAGTAATTTTTATTACTAATCTTAAGTTTGACAAAATGAAATCGCAAAAGTTGCGTGATCACTTGGATGCACTGCAGTCACGCTGCCACTACTTGGATCTAACACTAGACACCATGCGTGACAAGGTGTTGCGTATCAAGCAGATTGCACGTAGCGGCGAATTGTTTGCAGACATGGACATCAGTGACGTTGGTCAAGACGAGATCATTGAGTTCATGAACGTCAACAAAAATAAGTTGCGTGAAATGAGCCTGCGTATGGCAATCAAGATTGGGCAATTGTACAAGAGCTTTCCAACCAAATGGCAGGCACTGGCTCAAACAACTTGCATGAAAGCAGCATAACTGAGTACTACACCGAAGTTTTTGTTAGCTCCTTTTACTTCGGTTCTTCAATGCCCATCGCAAGGTGGGCATTTTTTTGACTTATAATTTTGTTTAGTGTATAATTACTACTATGAAAACCTTTTCTTACGTTGAAGATTATATTGAGATTATCAATGGCGATCGTGATCCAGCAACTGGAAAATTATACGGTTTATTTGATAACACTCCGCCTATAGTTAATTTGGCTCGGTACGATGTTCAAATTTTAAATAGTATGAGCAATGCTGCTTCAAGTGGAAAACCGTTAACGGATCGGCAAGCCGAATTAGCATGTAAGATTGTGCTAAAATATCGCAAACAATTGGCTTCACGAAGCATTGACGTAACTCCAATTGAGAATCCGCAGTTTCGCTTGGGTATACGAACTATTGATCGCCGGCGTATTCTTCGAATCGAAGATGATCTCATAGTATTGCATTTTCCATACGACGTTAAATTAATTGATGACATTAGGGAACTAACAAAGCTCAGTGAAGGCCGTTGGGCATTTGACGGCGATACAAAGACTTGGAAAGTGGGGCTAACTGAGACCAACACAATCGCAGTCAACGGATTTGCGCAGAATCATCAATTTGAGATCAGCACTGAGTTTGCTGAGCTTGTTCAGATTATTAACAATTGTGAGGAAACAGAATATAAAATTGAATTAACCAATAAAAACGGGTTAAGCATTACCAATGCTGCCAACAGTTTAATTGAATACATTAATAATTGGTGCGGATTTGATTCTAGTAGCATTGATCTATTGGTTGACCATGCTCCGATACTTGGGTATACAGTTGGCAAAGAAATTGAAGAGCATGTAGTTTCTAAATACTCGCCGCGTATATATAATTTAATGACAGCACAGGAAACTAAGTTTAGTCCAACAGTGCATGATGACATAGCAAAAGATATTATAGACTATGCTGATATAACCAATAGATATCCTATCTATGTTTATGAACCCGATTTAAGTGGTCGATTGCTCGATGGTTTTATTAACTTAAATTTTAAAAGCGATGAGATTTATCATGCAAAGGATGTTAAAAAAGAACCAATTATCGAAGGTAAAAAAGTTATATACTTCAATAAATTTAGTGCCAATTGGACACAACCTATCCCTTTATTGATTAGTGGGCAAGGCATGATGCATGGTGGAGATAAATCAATACTGTTGCAACGTGCCAAAAAGGTTGTATACTTTGCAACCGAAGTGTATAATAATAACACTATGCAACGAAGAGCCTAATGCAAGCAAAGTTAATAATTCGAGACGAAGTTAATGTCAAGATTGAAGGATTGGATCTTGGTACAAGAACAGCTTTGGTTAAACGATACAAGTATGAAATACCAGGTGCTAGATATCAACCCAGCGTTCGTCTTGGTCGGTGGGATGGCAAAGTAGCATTCTTCCAATTGGGTGGTAGCACTTATATCAATCTCCTTCCAGACATACTTGCTTACCTAGATGAGCAAGGTTACGACATTGAAGTAGTGGACACTAGAGAATATCGCACCACATTTGAATTTGCAGAAGTTGACGAACAAAGCTACAGTCATATCAAGTGGCCCAAGGGTCATCCCAAGGCCGGGCAGTCCATGGAGTTACGTGATTATCAGCCTGAAATTATCAATAGATTCTTTGCCAATCCCCAATGTGTGCAGGAAGTGGCAACAGGTGCAGGTAAGACTGTTATCACAGCGGCACTGGCTGACGGAGTTAGCAAGTACGGTCGTAGTATTGTGATTGTGCCCAACAAGAGTTTGGTAACACAAACCGAAGACGATTTTGTCAACATGCAATTGGACGTTGGTGTATACTTTGGTGATCGTAAAGATTACAATCGTACCCATACAATATGTACATGGCAAAGTTTGAACAACTTACTAAAGAATACCAAGAATGATGAAGCTGATATCACCATTGGAGAGTTCTTGGAAGGTGTAGTATGTGTTATTGTAGATGAAGTACACATGGCCAAAGCAGATGCATTGAAAGCATTGCTGTCTGGCCCGTTCGCACAGATACCTATTCGTTGGGGACTAACCGGAACTATTCCCAAAGAGCAGTTTGAATACATGAGCATTTTCTGTATGCTGGGAAATGTAGTGGGACAATTAAGTGCAAGAGAACTACAAGAAGCCGGGCATCTTGCTATGTGTCATGTCAATATAGTACAACTAGTCGATCACGTAGATTATAAAGATTATCAAAGCGAGCTTAAATACTTGACAACAAACCCCGAGCGAATAGCGTATCTGGCCCGATTAATTGGCACAATCAAGGACGGTGGTAATACCTTGATCTTGGTTGATCGTATAGAAACAGGCAAGATGTTACAGATCGAATTAAGCAATCTGTGGAGTTTGTTGTCAGATAAACCTGACGTGGTATTTGTATCAGGTGCTACAAAAGCCGGGGAGCGAAAGGAACATTATGACGAAGTGGCAGAGGCAACAAACAAAATTATCATCGCTACCTATGGCGTGGCCGCTGTTGGTATTAATATTCCCCGCATTTTTAATCTTGTTCTTATTGAGCCTGGTAAGAGCTTTGTTCGAGTCATTCAAAGTATAGGTCGAGGCATCCGTAAAGCTGCGGACAAGGATCATGTTCAAATCTGGGACATAACCAGTAACTGCAAGTTCGCAAAACGCCACCTAACCAAACGCAAGCAATTTTATAAAGAAGCAAACTATCCACATTCAGTAGAGAAAGCCGAATGGAAATGAAAACCTTGTATGTATGCGGCGACAGTTTTAGTGCTCCTAGTTCTATAGAGGAATTTAAAGGAACCAGTTATGCTGAACTGACAGCAAAGAAACTTGGTTGGAACTTGGTTCATTTGGCTAGACAAGGATGCAGTAATGGTGGCATCAGAATACAAATACAAGAAGCTATAAACAATCGTGCAGATTTTGTCATTGTTGGCCCAACTTCTCATGACCGCATGGAAATTCCCGCAACAGCAGCCCCGTATGATTGGAAAACAGATCACAGCAGAAGTTGGGGCAACGATCTACAAGAACATTTATTAAATCAAGAGTTTAAAAATGGATATGATCCTGCAGCAGGTATTGACAATGTGAACTATGGTAATAATTCTTATAGAATGATCTGTGAAACTATTTTCAGTTTGGCAGAGAATTATACTCATCCCTATAGAAGCGGATTAATAGATCGTGACGCTCAGACTGCTTTAAAATATTTTGTAAATCATCTTTATGATTCAAATTGGAAAAAGCAATTGGACGAATGGGTAACAACTCAAGGATTATTTGAATTATATCATTTAGGAATTCCATTTAGTGTTGATCCAAATTTATTATGGAGATGTGACACTATTAGACAAAAAATATCTTCAGTGATACCAGACATTTATCTACGTATAAAAAATGAAGAAACCATTGGTTATGCAACTAATATACATCCTTTAAAAGATGTAAAAAAAGATCCAGGCTATCACGGAGAGCCGCAAAGCCAAGAGTATCTTTCTAATTTTTATGTTGAGTTAATTAGTAATCATTGGAAATTATAATGCAGGCCTATGCTGTTGTAGCTCACCCCGATGATTGTTTAATTTTTGCCAAATGCTTTATTGATAATCATAACCAATTTGATTGGACTATAGTTTACTTGACGTATAATAGTAAAGATAGTAGAGCAATTGAAATGTCTAGATATTGGAATGCACGATCAGTTAAAACTTTATTTTTAGGATTCCTAGATCAGTACGTAGATCAAGAAACACAAAAATTAAATTTCTGGACTAAAGATCAAGCTAGTGAGCAGGTAAAAAATACAGTAAGTAACGCAGACTTAATATTAACACACAATCAAAAAGGTGAATATGGGCATATTCATCACTGTACTATCAATGAGATTATGCGAGAAATTCAAGTCCCAAAAATATATTTTAGCTTAAACGAAACCTATAACAAAGAATACACAACAATGAATCAAATTACGTTAGACGACTTTCCAATACATAAAGAAGTATTAAGTGGATTTGATTTAACCAAAGCCAGATATACAGTCACCCAAGAAGCATATGAGATTATAAAAAATGAGAATATTAACCTTAGATAACACTGCCTACGAATTAAACGATATACCTGATGAAGTGGAGGACTTACGCTTTGCAGTATTAGATAACAGCGACCCACGTACTCCGGATTACTTTTACATACCGTTGATCTTTTTAGAAAGTTTCAACAGTCCGGCCCTGGTACTAAAGATTGGTGGTAACATAATCAAGATGCCTGTGGATTGGCATGTGTTAATTGGAGAACCTGATCTAGGCGACCTAGAAGTAGTGCCATTAACCAGTATTAATGATCGTGGCTTTAGTGTGTTTTGTTTCAATCCCCTAAGCAGCTTCCGCCCAGAGTTTGCCACAATTGAGATTGTGGACATATACCAGGATGTCAAATGGTACTTTCCTAAACTCAAACCTGGACAGTTATTAGCAATACCGTTAGAAACTGGAACACAAAAGCCCTTGTGTGCATATTTCGTAAAAGACATTTCAAGACAAAGTGAGGTAGTGGATTATGGCAAATGCTGGTAGACTAGAACCTGGAGCAACTTATGTATACGAAAAAGCTGACGGCGTAACCTATGCCAGAAAGACGGGTGATCCGCCAGATGCTAGATTTGAAATAGGTAGAGATTACGATAGTGAAAAGCTACACAAAGAATTAATGGATGCCAAGCTTTGGGGACAAATACATCGAGCTGCTGAATCCAATCCTGCTTTACAAGAAGCACTGGATCGTGTTATAGTTATATACGAACTAAGTAGACAAGATGAATCCGTAATGCATCATCCAGTATGACAGATAAACTAAACATTGCAAACGAAATGCGGGCCTTTGATAGCAAGGATCGACGATTCTATGCTGACCTAACCGATGAAGAGCGCAAGAAGTTCAGTAACTATCTCATGGTACGTTGGGGTAGTAGTGTGCAAGGCAGCGCAGAATTACAACAGTATTATCTACTGTCCTGCAACGAGAATTTAAACAAGCACTTCTTTGATCTAGCCAAGCATCCGGAACTGCAATGGCTGTCGGCTACTACAGTTAGTCCAGGTATGGGTAACTTTAGGCACGATTGGATCAAACAAAAGAAACGCGACAGCACAGATAACAAGACTGTTAAATTTTTAAGACACTTCTATCCCGATTACAGTGTAGATGAATTGGAGTTATTGGCAGCAATTAATACCAAAGATGATTTAAAACAACTAGCACGTGATCACGGGTGGGATCAAAAGAAAATTAAGGAATATCTGTGATAGATCTAGTGACAGTGGTATACTCACCAGAGATTAATTTATTAAAAACTCAGGCTTTGAGTATACAACAAAGATTTAAGTTAGAACATGTAAACAAGATTTATGTAGTAATCAATGATTACCCACATGTGGCAGAGTTAATTTTAAAAGATTGGTATGGAATTTTTGCATCCACCGTAGAAATAATACTAGATTGGCCTTGGACTGATGCCGATGATGCACACAAAGAACTTAGTTTAACTCATGGATGGTACAAACAACAAGCTTTAAAATTACTAGCTGTATCAAAATCACAATCTGAATGGTGCATGGTTCTAGATGCTAAAACATGGTTTATTAAAGATTATAATCCTGAGGATTTTTTTACTGGACATCGTGCTAGATGTAATTTAATTCCTACTGTGGATTGCTTTCTTGATGTACAAAAAGTATTAGAAAATTATTTTCAAACATCAAACACAGGAAAAACAATATATCCAGCTGGAGTTCCTGCATTATTAAAACCAAGTGTTGTTCGGGAGATAACCCAGACTACACAAGATCAAAAGCAAGAAGATTTTTTAGAATACTTCATTAAACATACTACATATTATTCTGTTTATGGTTTAGTTGATGCTGCTATAACAGAGTTTATTTTATATTCAGTTTATATTTTATATAAACAATTATTTGATGTATATTATACTGGAGAATCTGATTGGATAAGTGACAATCTTGCTCATCAAGAATCTAATAGATTTGAGGAATTTATGCGTAATCTAAATGATGATAGGGCAGTGACTGCCAGTATTCATAGTAGAGCATTCGATGAAGAATTATCAATTGAACAAAAACAACGTTGGGTTGAGTTTTTAAATTTAAAAAATTTAAGTTTATTCTAATGTATCAATGCAAATATTGTGAAAAAGAATATCGTAAGGAAAGTACTCTTGTGGCACATCTTTGTGAGCCAAAACGTCGATGGCAACAAGAAACAGAAACTGGTGTACAATTTGGTCTAAGATCTTATTTACAGTTCTATGAATCTACACAGGGCAGCGCACGGCTGAAAAGTTATGAAGATTTTGTTAACAGTCCTTATTATAATGCTTTCGTTCGTTACGGTAGACATTTGGTTGCTGTTCGGGCTATCAATAGCACTAGTTTCACTGCATGGCTTTTAAAGAACAATAAAAAATTAGACTTCTGGTGTAAAGACAGCTTCTATGAAGAGTGGTTACTAGAATATCTAAAGAAAGAGTCACCACAGGACGCACTGGAACGTGCATTACGGGAGATGGAAGACTATGCTGGAAATAGTGACATTGCTAGTTTTAGTCATTACTTTATGTACGGTAATACTAATCGCGTTTGCTACCATATTACTACCGGTCGCGTTAGTCCTTGGGTTGTTTATAACTGCGACAGTGGCATTGAATTTCTTGGCAATCTTAGCGAAGAACATTTGGGTTTGGTTATGCCTTATATTGATCCTGATTTTTGGAATCGTAAATTCAGTGACTACGTGGCTGATGTAGAATGGTGTAAGCATATTTTAAAAGAAGCAGGACTATGAAATTCAATTCAGACATTGATATTGATGTAGGCGACAGAGATCAAGCACTGGCTTTGCTTGAACACACCGGCGCATCAATTATCAAAGAAGATAAAAATACAAAACACAATACTGGAGTTTATTTTACCAGTATTCCTGTAGATCCGTTTACTGGTAGAGCAAGTTTAGACTACGAAGCAGCCGAAGAACGCGGCTACGTTAAGGTTGATGTACTCAATGTTGGCTTATACAAACAGATTAAGAATGAAGAATATCTGCAGCAGTTGATGGAACAAGAACCTGAGTGGGATAGATTATACGATGCTGAATTTTGTGCTCAACTAATACATATAGGCGCACATTATGATACACTAATTCGCATGCCCGAGGCAGTAAACTCTGATGTTAGACTCATGATGTTCTTGGCCGTTATAAGACCTGCGAAGAGACACTTGATTGGGTTACCGTGGAAAGAAGTAGCAAAAACTATCTGGGATAAACCTGAGGATGGTAGTTACGGATTCAAAAAGTCTCATAGTTGCGCCTATTCAAGACTCGTAATGGTACATATGAATCTTTTGACAAACGGAGTGTGATTTTTTAATAAAGTATATGCTAAAAGCATTATTACAGTTGAAGAATTGCTAACACAAATTACCCAAGCTTCCTTACAAGCGTAATACTACGCCTTTTGCTGCGTTTTGCAGCAATTTCTTTAAGGCTCACTTGCGGGCCAAATTTAATATTCACATCTTTGCTGTTCATGGTCTTTAACAAAGGCCTGAATTGCTGCCATTCGGACTTTAAAAACACATTGATAGGAATTAATCTATTACTTTCCCACCACCACATCTCTGCAAGTTCTAAAAACTGCTGTTTTTGCTCTAGGGTGCGCAATGCGCCGTAGTCGTAGATAGTGGTAATAACTTCATCCAAGTTTTGAATAACACCAATGTAATCGTTACCACCGTAAACAAGGTAGGTCAAGAATGGGTATTTTTTAAGTAATTCTGCGTAGTCTGGTTCAACCATTTATTCAATAAATACATAATAATGCAAATTCAATGTTATTTATATTCCAATATAGTACCGGTCCAAATTTGGGATCCTGCTATATTCTCACCAAGGAACAGAGTCGTGTACAGTCGCCCAATTACCGTGTATCAGGGGATAGATAATCCCTTACAAATTGTAATCAAAAATCAGGATCAAAAACCAGTAAATTTAACCGGTTATACTGTTCAGCTGAATATAGAAGATCCAGTTCATAAAACTACTGCTTATAGTTTAGCAGTCTCTTTTACTGATATCACCAAGGGACTAGGCACAGTTATTGTTGATACTGCAACTGTCAACAGCCTGGATCAGAGAATTTATAAACTGACACTAAAAAAAGTATTAGCAGCAGACGGTAGCGAAAGCCCACTTTACATTGATGATAACTTTGGAGTTCCGTTGGATTTGGATGTGCGAGATGCATATTATTCAACAACGGAACCTGCACCTGCACTGAACGAAGTTGTAATTGACAGCGGATTATTACCATGACAACAGCAAATGTAAACGTAACTAAAGTATTATTGAAACGTGGTAATACTGTACAAAACAATAATTATACCGGAGTAAGCGGTGAATTAACCATTGACACTCAATTAAAAACACTACGAGTACACGATGGTGTAACTGCTGGTGGTAACGCTATAACTGCGTTGGGCGCAATTGGTTCGTACAGCAATACAAATACTGCCGCATATCTGGCTTCACAGAGTATCACTAGCGCAAACATCGGCGCATTTCAAACTTTTGCCAATAGCAATGCAGCTACACAAACCACAAGCATAAACTCTATCAATGCCAATGTAGGTGCATTTCAAACTTTTGCCAATAGCAATGCAGCCACACAAACTACCGAGATAAACTCTTTACGTGCCAATGTAACAGCAGCAAATGCATTGATACCAAACTTAATAGCAATATCTAGTAACATAATACCAAGTGCTAATGTGACCTATAGCCTAGGTAGCTCAACCCGCCAATGGAAAGATTTGTGGGTCAGCAACAACACAATCTATATTGGTAATGTTCCTATTACTGTCAGTAATGGAAATTTATTAGTTAATGGAAATTTAGTAACAGGCAGTGGAGGTAGTGGTACAGATGACGTATTGAGAGCCAATGTCGGTGCCTATCAAATCTTTGCCAATGCAAATGCGGCCACTCAGGCAACAAGTATTAATACATTTAACGCTAACCTAGGTGCGTATCAAACTTTTGCTAATGCCAATGCCGCCACACAAGCCACCGGTATTAGTACTGTTAATGCAAATGTCACTGCAGCCAATGCCGCAATACAGTCACTTAGTGCCAACATTGGTACCCTGGTTGCAGGGGCACCTGGTGCGCTGGACACCTTGATAGAGTTAGGAACTGCGCTGGGCAACAATGCCAGTTTTAGTGCAACCATGGTCACCTGGTTGGGTAATATTACCAGCAATGTTACAGCGGCCAACAGTTCAATCACAACATTGCAAACACAGGTATATGCCAACGCCAATGTGGCCAGTTACTTGCCAACTTACTCAGGCAACGTCCGTGCTCTAAACTTTGTTGGTGCTATCCAAGCCCAAGTGGGATCTAGTTTTACCTATGCTCTAAATGCGTTTGGTATGTCCACCGATAGTGGAGGTGTATACTTGCCACCAGACACCAATTCGAATACCATCGTGTCTGGATACACCATAGT